AGAAGCAGATCAATTTTTAAGAGACAGACTAGATAGACAAAGAAAAAGTCAAAAGCCTATTAGAGGTAAAGATCAGTATGGAGAAGGAGAAGCACCTCCTGAGGGTATAGCTCCAGGAAGACCAACACCTGTTAGACCTGTGCGTCCTCCTGAAGGTATAGCTCCAGGAAGACCAACACCACAGCCTGTTAATCCTGAATTACCTGTAGCCCCAGGGAGGCCACCTGTTAGACCTCCTATTATCGACGATATTAGACCAGAGCCAGTAGATCCCGGACCAAGGCCACCTTTTGTTCCTGATCCTGACATGCCTATGCCTGGACCTTGGCCTGGATGTCCTACTCCTGACCAGCAAATTTTGCTAGCTGATAAAAGCTTGATTTTTGCAGGGGAACTTCAAGTAGGAGATAAAGTTCATACGATGCATGAGAAGACTTTCAAGAGTGGAAATCATGAAGTCACCCATGTAAGCATTATTGATAACGAGCCTGTTTATCTTGTTAAATTCAGTGACGATGTCGAGATTAGATGTTCTGCTACTCATAAATTATTTTCAGAAGACAAAGAAGAATGGGTAGAGATTACAGCATTAGGATCAGGAGAAAGGGTTTCTTTGTATGACGGAGAAGTATCCTTTATATCCGCAGAACATACAGGAGAAGAAAAGGTCGTAAGGATTACTGTCAAAGGTGCTCATACTTATATTTGCGAAGGACTGCTCTCCCACAACAAAACTCCACCTCTACCTCCTAGAGAAGCTCAAGAGGAAATGGAAATTAAAAGCATGTATGAAAACATGTTGGGCAGAGAAGCAGATGAAGAAGGATTTAATTATTGGCTAGACCAAGTTCGTACAGGTCAGCAGAGTTTAGATCAGGTCGCAGAGAATATTAGAAATTCTCCAGAAGCTCAAAAATATAAATCACGAATAACGCAACCTCCTAGAGAAGAGAAACCTCCAATTAATGGAGATCCTGATTTCCAACCTCCACGTGACGTGCCATTCAAGGATAATTCTGGAGTAGGTGATGAAGACTATAGAAATATGTCGATTACTTATGAAAATCCAGATGCAGTAGATGCTGAGACGCATCGTCGAAATCAAAAGGATATGTATGATCGCGTAATTGGACCACTGAAGCGTTACGGCACAAAACGTGAAGCAGAGAAACGTAATCTAAAGGAGAGTATCCCTAGCAGACCTCCTGAAAGGAAGAAAGAAGCTATCGACAGGACAGAACAATATAGAAGAGAAACTCCTATTGATAGAGACAATAAACCTGAAAGAATATCACCTGATAGAACACCACCTTCTCTTGAAGGAGGTAGACCTGCAACAAAACCAAATAGACCTGCACCACAACCTAAAAGTGATTGGTTAGAAGATGCTTATCAAAGCAATCTTGGAAGATCTGCTGATCAGGGAGGAAAAGATTATTGGACTCAAGAAGTAGAATCTGGACGTTCAACTAAAGAGGAAGTGATCGCAAATATTCGTAGATCTGATGAATACAAAAACAGAAGCAGGTAGACTGAAAAAGTGATTTAGAAGTTCTATGAGTTCATACGCAAATAGTTCAGACGGAATTAGCAACACCAAGAAATCAGGTCAATCGACTGTGGATGCTTGGAGCAAGTATATTCCTAAAAACAGTGGAGCCAGCATGGTTAACCAAGGGCTTGGCGCTATCACTAGTTGGGGCTTGGCTAATCCAGATAATGAGTCAGTTAGTTCTTTTGTCTCTGGAGCTAACTTAGACCTTGGCTATACCTTGGCTCGTATGGGATTAGATTCTCAATACCAAGAGAATCAACTTAATAATTATGCAAAATATGCAGGAGGGATGGAAAACCTTCAAACAGGTAATGCCCTTAAATTGATGGCTGGAGAAGGAGATGTAGCTAGAACATTAATGCGTGAACAAGGACGTCTTGGCAATCAACAAATAGGAGTACAAGCTGACCAAGACAGAAGAACAGTTCGAGTTGCAGGACAAGAAAAAAGATTACAGCAACAAGAAGCTGGATCTCAGACACGAATGAACTATATGGGTCAAGGTATTCAAAATAGAATGCAAGCTCAGACTGAAGGAGAGGAAACACGTAAGACGCAAAGAGATAAATACAGAGAAGAAAGAAAGATGAGAGCTGATGCTCGAGGTGCTATCCGTACATCTGGTGCAAAATTTTTCGGTTAAATTAAATGAAAAGCTCTAGGGGAGCTTGTAGACTCAGAATAAAATGGTAGTCAAAACGGAAAGTCCTGTAGAAAGTTTTTTATTTTCCTTAGAACAAGATCGACGAGAAGCTTTTAGTACTTACGTAGAAAATACTTATTCCATCTATGAGATTTGGTTGTATGCAAATGTCTTGGGATACACAGGAGGATTCACTTCATTAGATAAATGGGTGCTACAGAATTACCCAAAGTTAAATAGAAGAGAATTAATGTTGGCTGAAATTGTCAAGTTAGAAGCAGATATTGATTTCTTGAGACAACAAGTACAAGCAGACATTGTTAAACCAGATGCAGCAGCTACTCGTATAGCTCATTTATCTAAGGAATTAAGAGGTCATATTGTCGAGGTAGAAAAGATGACAAGAGGAACTGACCGTCGTGGATTGGTATTAGCAGGTGCTGATAAAGTGATGCGTGAATTAAAATCAATATTTAAAGGCAACGATGATGTTGTCAATGCTCTTGAATTAGCTTATGAATCTGTTTGGGCAGCTTTGGCGGAAGAAAAGTAATCTTCCTTTTATATGACTGAAGAAAAAATCAGGGAGATCCTGCCGCACGTTTGTTATACAAAAGAAGAAGTAGATCTCTTATTAGATGATGCTGTAGCTAAAGCAAGAGCTATAGATGAATTATCGATGAAACAGCATAATCGTAATGCAACAATTATCAGTATGATCCTTGGTTTTACTTGTTTAGCATTATTCTTAGATGGCTTATTAAGGATCTTAGGAATTATTCCACCTTTTCTAGGCTTGGACGTCAATATAATTGATCAGATAGTAGACAAGGTCAACAGAAACGGATAAGTTTAATTAGTTGGAACTAGAGGTTTTGTGAAGAAAGAGGAAGAAAATGCTCGTATACCTATTCCTATTTATGACTTGTTAGATGCGTGTTGTGCTTTGCATGGAGGATTGGAACTAGATAAATTTGAAGATAAAAATTATTCCCTAAAACATGCGTTAAATAGATTTTTTGGTTACCTTACCCCAGAAGCTAAGGCCGAATTCAATGCATGGGTGGAACGAAAAGGCTGGAAGAAAAAAGAAAGAATCATACTGCCATAGATCAAATAGTGAATAACACCTAGACTAGGTTTATGCCAAACGCTTCTATCTCTTTAGCACGTAGACGTAGTGCTCAATTAGCAGCACAGTCGATCAAGGCGAAACCAGAAGCAGTAGTTATATCTCCGGAAGTATTAAAGGCAAGAAATCATTTTGCATTCTTTTGCGAAATGATGGGTAAAAAACCTGCCAAACACATGAAGGAATGGCATGATCAGATTCTGACTGGGGAAAGTAACGACCATTTATTAGACATAGCTGGTCCTAATACATGCTTATTAAGTCCTCGAGGCAGTGCTAAATCTACTGTGATTGGCTTGCTAATAGCATGGCTTATTGGCAGGCATGCAGAAGCAGGAAAATTACTGCGAACTTTATATGTGTCATACAACGTTGATGTTGCTCGTAACAAGAGTGCAGCAATTAAAAATTTAATTTGTAATAAGGAATATCAAGAGATTTTTCCAAAAGTCAAATTATCTAAGCATCGTACTAGTGATGAATTATGGTCTATTGATTTTGAACATGCAGGAGTTGACATTAGAGGAGAAGATGCTTTTACAGTTGCTTGTGCAGGTTTAAAGGGAACAATCACTTCTAAACGAAGTTCATTGATTATTGTTGATGACGCAATTAAAAGTGCGGCTGCTATTGCGAACCCAGATATTCGAAGAGAGATGGAATCAAACTGGACAAACGTTATTGTTCCAACCATGTTCCAAGGTGCTAGAGCAATTGCACTAGGAACACGTTTCCATTTTGATGATTTATTTACAACAATTTTCTGCGCCAAAAAAGGATGGAAAGTGATATCTCAACAAGCTTTGCATTATGACGATAATGGAACGCCTAAATCCTATTGGAGCTCCATGTGGTCAGTTAGTTATTTATTGAAACTTCAAACAGAAGATCGAATTGCTTTTTCTTACCAGTATTTAAACCAACCTATTAAAACGACAGAGCTTGGTTTATCTCCCGAGTTATTCGTTAAAGGTGAAGTTCCTGATACATACGACACGATTGGAGTCGGTATTGATTTATCGGCAGGCATGAGTGAACGAAATGATTGGACTGTTTTTGTGCTTGCGGGGAGAGTAGAAGACAAGGTTTATATCATCGACTACAAAAGGATGAGATCGATGGGAAATATTGAAAAAGTAGAAGCTTTAGCTGAATTGCTAGTGGAATGGAATCTATTAAGCATGAATGAAGATGGTCAATTTTTCAAAACCGAATCTCCCGTTGTTATTTGGCCTGAGGTGGTGGCATACCAAAAAAGCTTTGAAGGTGATTTAAAACGTGTGTTGTTTAACGAATGGCAGCTCTATAATTTAACTGTGAGTCCTGTCAAGGGTTTTAGAGGTGACAAGTTGGCTCGCTTAAGAGGTATCGTTGGCTTATTTCAAAGCAAAAAAATTATCTTTAATAAATATCGTGATTTTTCTTATATGATTGATGAAGTAGTTAACTTCGGTCACGCATCTCACGATGATTGTGCGGATGCTTTAAATATCGTGGTACAAGGTCTCATGAAACGAGGCGGTGCTCAAATCCAATGGCAGTAAGATTAAGTAATGAGTAATCCATCTAACGAGAGATATCGTCAGATCCTAGAAGCAGCTAGGAAGCGTGACGGAAGCAGTGGTACTGACACAATGGTTGTCAATAGCCATCTAGCTCAAATGAAGCTCTTTATGCTGAGACAAGGCATAGAGTTTCTTCCAGCACAAGATACTTTTGGATTCAGAAAGATATTCTTACAGCAGGTAGTAGAAGAAAACGAGATTGATAGCAGGCTAGAAGGAATTGTTGATGATTTCTTGCTAGATGGTAAAGGTTTATTTTATTTCAGACCAGTCGATGATTCTTATCGAATCATGTGGTTTAGTAAGGAAAATTACAGAGCGTATTACGATGCTCAGTCTCAATTAGAAGAGATCGAACTAATTTATTCTTTTTCAGTTCGTAGTGGAATAGGAGCATTAGCTACTCCTGGGT